TTACTGTAACTGGTGCGCTTAGTGTATCTGAATTTTTAGAACTAGCAGAAATACTAAACTGGTCGCCAGTTGCAAAAGTAGGAGTGGTATATGATCCAGTTGCTACTGTTGCTCCTGTAGCGGAACGTTCAAAAATTTTGAATACTAATGTGTCATTTCCAGCAATATCATACTGTGCATAAGTCGAGTTGACTGTAATGTTTGTGCCACCGCCCGCTGGATCTAATGCTTTGTTTGCACTTTGATCATTGGCATATAATGGGCAACTTTGTTGAACAAATGTTGCAGTTGTGGCATCATACTTGTTAACCACTAAACTTGCACCTTGGTTAACGCTGGTTGTTTTTGCCCATACACTACCAGTTGGGTGTGGACGAGCATCGCTTGTTCTCCAACGTGGAAGAGTATAGTGAGGGCTGACTTGTAATGCTGGTGGATAATATGTGCCTGCGGTAATACCAACTTTTGATAAGATAGCGCCATCGCCTTCTGCAATAGTTGCAATACCTTGTGTTGAACCAGCGGTTGAACGATCATCAATAAAGATTTCTAATTTATTATTAAATTTTCTAGCGCACACACCTGATGAGACTGAGTTAATTGTGGTAACTAACGCATCTAAATCACTACCAGATAATGTTGCATGTTGACCATTAATAGTAATGTATTTTCCGTTTTCAGATGTTAAATCTGGGCTAGATGCTGTGCCTTGAATAGCAGGATGTGATTGCATCCATGATCTGCTACCGACTAATACCCATGTATTTGCGCTAAGTGATGCACCAGAATTACCAAATGTTTTATAATAAACAGTAAGTTTCTTATCTGCTCTTGTTGTTACTACAGCATAGTCGCCCATAGCACCAACAGATCCTAACGGAACATCAGAATTGTCTACTAGATTAGAGTCTGTAATCACAATAGGATCAACATAAGCAAATGCATTATTAACAGAATCCCATTGGAAAATACCCCAACTTGAATCCATTGTGTCAAGCCAGTATGTTCCATTATTAGGAACACCTGTTGGACGTGTTAGGCTTGCTGTGAGTTCAGCTAAGTCTACATCAACACGTTGAATGTATGCGCGATTACTAGCACCTAATACCGAGTAAGCTGCCATTAAGCCATACTCGTTGAGTTCGTATCCGTTAATCGAGCTACCAGAAGTAGTTTTATAGAAGAATGGGCTACCAAATGTGTTAGCTAAATCTCTTTGACTTGTTACTAAGTAAGTCTTGTTAGCATTTGCAGCCAATGTGCCGGGCGCTACGCCAGAGCCGTTTCCGCTAATCTTGTTTTGCGCTGTTGCAAGCAAGATGAAGGGAACTGAATTAAGTGTTGATGGAAGATAGTTCGATTGGTCTACAACCGAAACTTCTACGCCTGGAGAAACTAGTGCCATGTGAGTGTTCCTTTTAAAAAGTGTTACTGATATTTAGCGGTTCACTATAAAACCAGGCTCTATACTTGCCCTTACGTAAGGTTTTGTATATAAATACATCATGAAAAGACCTATTTGTAAGGCTTGTGAACGAAACGTAGCCGCAATTAACTGTTATAAAAACGATCGAATCTATTATCGATCAAGATGTGATTTATGTATTCGCAGAGGACGCAAGAAAAAGCCAGCAACTCCACGTTGGCAGTCAGCTGGCTATAAGAAAAAAATGGTTTGTGATCGTTGTAATTTTAGAGCAAAAAGTGCCGCTCAAATTGTAGTGTATCACATAGACGGCAATTTGGCTAACTCAGATTTAAAAAATCTCAAAAGCATTTGTTTAAATTGCTCGGTAGAAATTATGCGGCTTGACCTACCTTGGAAGCGTGGAGACCTCGAAGAAGATCGTTGACTTGCTGATATAGTTGATCCATTGTGCCATTGTTGTCTAGCTCATAGTCAAACTTAGTTCCTACCCATGCAGTTTCGCTAGGGTGTATTTGCAAACGTTTTATAACATCTGTGCTTAGTGCCCATGTAGTATTACGCACAGGGCCAGCATTTATGCTCACAGCGGCATCAAACCACTCGGGTTCTGGACCACGTTTTACACGAACTACAATACCACCTTGTTTTCTAATAGCGGCAATTTCATTCGGAAAGCGACAATCGCTAATCACAATATCGTCTGTTGAATTACGCAGTTTGTTTTCCAAACTAGCAATCCAAATGTCGTCGTGAAATCCTCGACGACATACTTCTGTTCCCCAAAGTTGTAGCATTAAACGAGGAGTAAGATCGGGCATTTCTAACCGCTCTGCCCACCAAGGGTCTACTTGTTCGCGCCATTCACGGGCTTGTTTAGTGCGCCCTTCTAGCATGGTTCTGTCCCAGCCAAATACATGTGCTACTGCATCTTTAAGTGTGTTAGCAAAACTTTCTCTACGATATTGATGTATGTTTACAAGGTAATCTGCTATGGTGTCTTTACCACTACCAATAAAACCACATACTCCGATAATCATGCCAATTCCCTTACATTTAAATGGTTAAGTGTATCTTGCAACAACGCTATCTGTCTACGGCAATCTTCAAGCGCATGGTGGCTTGTTGGCGGCTTAGGCAATCCTGGCCACAAACTGAACACCGTTCTACTATCACGAACAGCATAAAACTGCCACGGAATAGGCTTGCCGTAACTCTTATATGCGTGTTCTAGAATATTCATATCGTATGTTGGACCTTGCGCCCAGATTCTCTTGGAGTGCCAAATTAACTTACCTAGTTCATCTAGTGCTTGATCTAAAGGTATACGACCTTCCTCGCCAAAAGCTTCGTCTTTAGCCGCCGGAGGTTGGGTTGCCCACCAATCTATTGTGCCTTGTTGTATGCTACGAGTTTCTTGGCTTTCTAACGTTACTCGAGCATAGTAATATCGCTCATCGCAACCATGACCCAATGGATCAAATGCCTGTGCGGCAATAGTTAGAATAGTTGTGTCTGGTCCTGTTCCCAGGCCTTCTAAGTCGATCATTAAGTCCATACTACAATTATAGCAGGATTTTTATTATTTGTCTTGTGTTTTGGTAGATTAACCGATTACTAATGTCAGTGGGTCAGAACCATCAACATAGGCTTTGAGTTCTTCGACTAATTTGTCCATTTGGGTTTGTGCTTCTGCTTTTAGCGCCGCACCATTTAGGCTTGTTCCACCTTGGGGCCCGGCAATTTGACTAAATTTTTCACGTGCTTCGCCGATGATGTATTTGCAGTTAGCTACCATGTAGTCGCGAATCCATTGACTAATTTGATAGTTACTTAACAAAGAAATTTCTGGTTTAAGATTGTATGCCCAAATCAAAATAGTCTCGCCGTTACCTTTTGGATCGCGGACCAAAGAAAGTTGTTTAGTAACTGGATTGAAGGTGTAGTTTACAAACCCACCAAACATACGCATAGCCAATTCTACATATTGACTATAGAAGTCGTATGTTGCTAGGCCGCCTTGATAATTGTAATTCAACAAATAGGTATTAAGTGTAGCACTGCTAAAAGGATCAAAGGTCGAACCTGTGCCTTGAGAATTGCCTAGTGTTCGACGATAGATTGTTCTAACACTTTGAACTTCTTGTGGCAATGTATAAACATTGACATCTTCCTGAAGTTCGATAAAGTTATAACTTTCTTCGTATGCGTTTTGTGCCCGTTGTCGATATACACCAATTGTTCGTTGGTAAGCCGCTTCGTAGTGTGCCGGATCTAATTCAAGATCAATGATGCCATCACCTAACTGTAGCTTAACGTAGTCTAATAATTGTTGTTTTAACGGGTCTAATACTGGGTCAGCCATTTAATATTCCTTGTGCCCAGTATTTACCTGTTAGTGTGCTCGTAGTATGATCAAGTTTTCATTGCCACGGCCGTTAAACGCTGTTTCTGTAGCTTTGATTTCCTTAAAGAACTTACGAGCCGCAGGCTTGCCACTAGACATTAGAGCTTTTAATTGTTCTGCTGGTTTACGTAGAGTTTTTTGCACACTTAAAACTGTATCAAAACCAATGATGCTTGATCCTTTGACGCTGACTGTGCCAACGTGGGCATCTGCTACTACATAAATCAATTTACGATTTTTAGTGTTAAAAATCCAAGCTTCACCTGCACCAACTAATTTAGCTGGCAACTCTGATTTGAGTTTTAGCTCAGCAAATTCTTTAAGGTATTTGAATTTTGCTGATTGTTTTTCCGGGCTTACTGCTTTCTTAGCACGTGGTTTTCGCTCAACCTTTTTAAGCTGAACATAACTACCACAGTCGGCAATTACTTGTTCAGCAAACTTAACCAAATTCTTCATTTGGATTTTGCTAAAGTTACTGTATCCTTCAACTAGTTCAGCGTCTTTTCCAGCAACTACCGCTTCAAATTCCTCGAGTCGTTTTTTCCAAGGTTCGGCAATAATATTGACCATTTGTGGCACAATATTCATACCTCGGATTTGTGCAATAGGTTTCCAGTCTGCTGACATCTTAGCGCCAGCGGCAACAAAGTCATCAAACATACCTTCAAGTTCGCCAGCACACTCTTCAGCTTTTTCACGCAAACGATCTTGAATGGTAATTTTTGCTACAGCATTTTCTTCATCAACTTCAACTTGATCGCGTTTGACCTCTTGCTTGACTTTGAGCATCTCTGCAATCATATTATCAACAGAGCATTGTTCGTGTTCCGATAGTTCCAGTCCGACTAAGTTCATACGGCAAACCCAAGCCGGTGTTAAACGAACATGGCTATCTGGAACACCACGCATGGTTTTTGCATCTTTGGCACGGCCGTTATGGTCGAGCCAATGCACAATCATATCCTTGGCGTCTTTTTTACTGTAGTGATAGTTATACCAATAGAACGCATTGGCCATACGGCTCACTCGATTTTCGGACGTAGGCTGAAATTTCCATGTGGGTTCTCCACCGATATATTTGGTTTCTGCACCTTTAGGGTTTAGCAGTTTAATTTCGCCTTTAACAGCCGTTTTAACCATGTGATTGCTCCTTGAGAAATACTTAATTTAGTTATTATATACTATCCAAATTTAGGTGTCAACCTAGCAAACTTGCAAACGTAATGTGCTGTTCTAAATTGGTAAGCAAATCGTTTACTTTTTGGACTAGTTCCTTGTAGCGCATTGTTTCCTTGTGTAGTCTACGGCATTCTACACTTTCCAAATCAGCGGCTACAATAGCAATATCAACAGCTTTTACCATTTTTTGCAGATCTCGACGGGCTATTGTATTACTAATTTTGGATATTTGCTTTTCTGCCCGATCTAATCGTTGAAATAGTTCATCCATTTTTTAATTATACGGGCTTTGTCTTTACTAGTCAACCCTAGCTATAAATACTATACTATGCCACGCCTAAGCCTTTACCGTTCAAACCGTCAAAATGATTATAAATTTTTAGATCGCACAATCAGTGAAATGTATACTGTTGGCGGTTTGGATGTATATGTCCACAAATATTTGGGTCCAATTCTGCATGATCCGGACCCAGCAAATGATACTGGCGGAACTGCTGATGCTACACAGCCTGTTTATGGAAGCCAAAATCCATTGTTTATCGAAGATTTATTTCTATTAGAAAATCGTGATCGAAAATATGACAATGATGTGTATGTTATGCGTGGTGTTTATAATCATCAGGATATTGACTTTGACTTAACACAGTTTGGGCTATTTTTAAACAACGATACACTATTCATTACATTCCATTACAACAACATGATTGAAACAATTGGGCGTAAATTAATGTCCGGTGATGTATTGGAATTACCAAACTTAAAAGATTATCATCCACTTGATGGCAGTATTGCCAAAGCACTACCTAAGTATTATGTAATACAAGATGCTTCATATGCCACCGAAGGTATGAGTCAAACTTGGCTGCCACACGTTTGGAGAGTTAAAGCTACGCCATTGGTTGCAAGTCAAGAATACAAT